CGGACGAAGACGGTATGTTCGAAGTGCGCCATGGGGGCACGGGGTTCATGCTTATAAAGCGTACGGTTTTTGATCGGCTAAAGCCCGAAGTCCCGACGTACCGCACATCATCATATAAAGACCCAAAGACTGATACATTTACCAAGCCTTTGACGTATGAATTTTTCGCCACTAGTATTGACGATACGGGGGCGTTGCTATCGGAGGATTATCACTTCTGTGAGCTATGGAGAAAGAACGGGGGCAGCATTTATGCCAACCCGTTTATTAAGCTTCTGCACGTAGGCACCCACGTGTTCGGAGGCGACATCATCAAGAGCGGTGCAAACTTAAAATAGGAGCAAACCAATGCCTATTAAAATGAAAAGAACTACCAAGCGAGCTATCAAAATGTTTGCGGACAACCCGAAGGCTACCTGTAGGGAGGTAGCAAAGAAATGCGGCATCACTAAGTCCGCCGCTGATAACATCCGTTTCAAATATAAGAGCGAGATTAGGAGGGAGAGGAACAGGATGAAGCCGTATGACGTAGAGCCGCAAATGGAGCTTGACCTGAGTCAGTTCCCCACTGTGGATACCGTTAAGCAAAAGCTTCAGCGCGCACCTCGCATGACCGTAGATAATGTAGTAGACGAACGTGCTATTACGTATGGGAAGTTTGAAAACTTGGCCGAGGTTTCGCAACGGTTCAAGGACTCGCTGCATTACTTCCTGATTACCCGTAACAAGTATCTGGCACCCGACCAGCAGGAAGCGATGGAGCTTATCTTCCATAAGTTTGCACGTATCGTGAACGGCGACCCAGATCACATTGATAACTGGAAGGATGTAGCCGGTTACGCTACGCTAGTAGCAGATAGACTAGAGGGTAAGCCCCGCTAAGGAGAACGACTCGTGACAGCATGGTCCTATAGCAGCATTAAGACCTTCGATCAGTGCCCCAAGAAGTACTACCACCTCAAGGTGGCAAAGGATGTGAAAGACATTCCCGGCGAAGCCGCGCTCTATGGGACCGCTGTTCACGAAGCCGCTGAACATTTTGTAAAAGACGGGACACCTATACCGGAGAAGTTCGCGTTCATGCGCCCTATAGTGGAGAAACTAAATTCCATAAATGGCGATAAACATTGCGAGCTTCGATTGGGCGTAAGTAAAACGGATACTGGCTACGCGCCTACCACGTTCTTTGGCAAGGATGTGTGGTGGCGGGGCATCGTTGACTTGGTAGTTATTGACGGGGCGAAGGCGTATATGGTCGATTACAAGACCGGAAAGAACGCCCGCTACGCGGACCCCAAGCAACTTGACCTGATGGCGGGCGCACTCTTCGTGCATTACCCTGAGTTAGAAACTATTAAGTCTGCTTTATTATACGTAGTGAGTAACGAGCTTATTCCTAAGACACATACGCGAGATAAGATGGGTATGTACCTGTCAGTCTTCGAGGATGAACTTGAGCGTCTTGAAGGGGCAGAGCTTTCCGGCGTGTGGAACCCTAAGTCTGGACCTTTATGTGGATGGTGTCCTGTGGTAGAATGTGAGCATCATAGACCCCGCAGAAGGTAACGTCATGCCAGCTAAAAAACGCAACTATAAGAAAGAGTACGAGACGTACCACGGCACGGCAAAGCAGAAGAAAAACCGCGCTCAGCGCAACGCTGCTCGTCGCAAGATGACCAAAGCTGGCAAGGTACGGAAGGGCGATGGCAAAGACGTTGCCCATAAGAAAGCAATGGATAAGGGCGGTACCAACGGCCACGGGCTGAAGGTAGAGTCAAAGAGTAAGAACCGCTCGTTCCGTAGGGACAGCAAGAGCAACCTAGTATCAGAGACAAGCAAGCGGGAGCGCCGCAAACGGAAGTAACGCACAAGGGAGCAAACAGTGCGCATAGTAGAAAACAAGGCGTTAGTCTTCGCTACGCCTACCCCAGAGGACGTTGTTGAAGCTGTAGCTAAAAGCGCGGTAGTAAAGGACGGCAATAAAAAATCTTTGGTGGCAGTCCATTGGGACCACCAGAATGCCCAGACACTTGTAGGCATGGGGTATGACTCCACGCCGTCTCCGATCCTTAAGGACTACACTTGGGCGGGTAAGTTCCGTCCGTTCGAACACCAAAAAACTACGGCTTCGTTCCTATCCATAAGAGATAGGGCGTTTTGTTTTAACGAACAGGGCACGGGCAAGACAGCCAGCGTTATCTGGGCCGCAGACTACCTCATGAAACTAGGAAAGGTTAAGCGCGTACTCGTGCTGTGCCCCCTATCGATCATGAAATCTGCATGGCAGCAAGACCTGTTTAATTTTGCTATGCACCGCAGTTGCAGCGTAGCCCACGGCTCTTCGACCCAACGTAAAAAGATTATCAATGCAGGGTCAGACTTCGTCATCATAAATTTTGACGGGTTGGCTATTGCCGAGGAAGAGATAACCGCCGGGGGCTTTGACCTTATCGTAGTAGACGAAGCCAACGCATACAAAAACGCGCAGACTAACCGATGGAAAGTACTCGCCCGTATCATAAGAGATACAAACCCAAAGCTATGGATGCTTACAGGCACCCCAGCTGCGCAGAGTCCGGTGGATGCCTATGGACTGGCAAAATTGGTTAACCCCCAAGGGTGCCCTAGGCATTTCGGGGAGTTTCGGGCTAACGTCATGTACAAAGTGACGCAGTTTAAGTGGCAGCCTAAGGCCGGTTCAGAACAATACGTAAAAGATGTCTTGCAGCCTGCTATACGGTTTGAGAAAGCCGACTGTCTGGACCTACCTGATATGACATATATGGATAGGGAGGCACCCCTAACTAAGCAGCAGCAAGCCTATTACGATAAGCTACGAAGAGAAATGACATTCGAAGCTGACGGGGAACGGATAACAGCGGTCAACGCCGCAGTTAATATCAACAAGCTGCTTCAGATCAGCGGCGGGGCCGTATACTCAGACGACAAAGAAGTAATAGAGTTCGATGTAAAGAACAGGATTAACACCGTAATAGAAGTTATAGAAGAATCGGCTAACAAAGTTCTAGTCTTCGTACCGTTCACGCACACTATAGACTTACTTAAAACGGCGCTAGAAAAGAAGAACATATCATGCGCTGTAATTAACGGTAAAGTTTCACCGAACAGACGAAGCGCAATAATTGATTCTTTCCAAAAAGAAGAACGTCCCGAAGTCCTGTTGATTCAACCACAAGCAGCATCGCATGGACTTACTCTTACGGCAGCAGACACAATCATTTGGTATGCCCCAGTAACTTCGGTTGAGACATACCTACAGGCCAATGCCCGTATCGACAGGCCGGGACAGAAGCACCCCATGACTGTTATCCATATCAGCGGCAGCCCAGTAGAAAAACGGCTATACGCCATGCTGCGCGGTAACATCAAAAACCATCGCAAACTAATTGATTTGTACAAAGAGGAAGTAGGGTGTTGACAATGTTTAAAAGCGAGATTACCACATAAGGACAAACAAGAGGAGCAAGACTGATGAGTGAGGAACCTACGCTGGACAAGCTTGTCCTGACGTATAGAAAAATACGTGACATTAAGTATGAGAAAGAGGCGGCGCACAAGGAGGAGATTGCAGAACTAAATTCGCAGTTAGACACCATAAGCGCTAAATTTCTAGACCTCTTTAACGTGCAGAACGTGGAGAGTTTGCGGACCGAAGCTGGGACTGTAATCCGTCGTGCTGTCACGAGATATTGGACTAGCGACTGGGGGTCTATGTACGACTTCATCAAGGAAAATGATGCACCGTTTCTCCTTGAACAGCGCATCCATAGTGGGAACATGAGGCAGTTCCTAGAAGAAAACCCCGACGCACTGCCAGCCGGGCTCAATACCGATACCAGATACGCAATAACCGTGCGTAAACCTTCAACCAAAACAAAGTGAGGTAGATCATGAGTGAAGTAACTATTTTTAGTAACGGCGGAGACATTGTCCCGATTCGTCCTGATGGGCTTTCAGAACTAGCCCAAACGCTAGCGCGCCCAGCGCAACTCACGCGCCGCATCCAGACAAGCAACACGCAGACCTTCCGCAAGATTGTGAATGGTCAGCCTGTAGGTAAGCCTGTGCATGGGTCGTTTAATGCCATTATCGTCTCCATGCTACCCAGCGTGAGTCGTACATATTACGCGTCTACTTATGACCCTAGTGCTAAGGCTACTTTACCTGACTGCTGGTCAAACTTGGGAGACACCCCCGAAGCAAATGCGGAGAATAGACAGTCTGCATCTTGCTCGACGTGCAAACAAAACGTGGTTGGTTCGGGCACTAATGGCAAGGGTCGTGCTTGCAGATTCCAGCGGCGCATCGCGCTATTGTTAGAGAATGATAGCACCGGGGA